ATAAGTATCCAGATGAAGTGAATGAATCAACTTATCCACTTAATCACGTCAATACTACAGAAGGTGGTCATACATTCGAAGTAGATGATACTCCAGGAGCAGAAAGAATACATGAGTTCCATACAGCAGGTACATTTAGAGAAATACAACCAGACGGTAATCGTATTACTAAAATAAATGGTAAAGATTATGAAATCATTGTAGATAATAAAAACTGTTATATAAGAGGGACACTAAATGTTACAGTTGCTGGTAATGCTAGAATGTATGTTCAAGGAGATATGATAACTGAAGTTGATAAAGATTATTACTTGACTGTAAAGGGTGATATGATTACTAAAGTTCAGGGCAATAGGGTAACCGAAATTGTTTCAGATTCGAGCACACAAATTAATGGCAATAATAGTGTGAGGATTACAAAGAATCACACAGAGACTATAAATGAAAATTTTACTTCGTCTATTGGTATAAATAATAAAACAACCATAGGTGGTAATAATAATATTTCTGTTACTGGAAATCACTTCCATATGAATACAGGTGATTATACTGTAATAGGTATTAATAATATTAATATTGGAGCAGCAAATACGATAGGGTTGGCATCAGATAATACAATGGCAATAAAATCGACAAATAGTATGACAATTGAAACAGATTCAACAATGGAAGTAAGTTCATTAGATAATATGATTACTACATCAGGCAATAATATGAATATAACTGCTACTGTTACGTTGACTGAAGTAGCCAATACAATTAGTATGAACCCGTAGGATATACAAAATGCCATTTCAGGAAGTTAAAGACACTAAAATTGTATCACTATATGAAGAACCTATAGTAATTGATAATGTACAAGGCAAAAACTACGGATCCAATTACTTCGGATCAGTATCATATGAACAAAATGGTAAAGTATTATTTTTATCAAAAAAATATGCTGTTGTTAAGGTTGACTATACAACAGCAGGTGAACAAAATGCACCTAAGAAGAGTGATGGTACTGACTACTTCCCACCCATTACATGTGGGCCTGACGGTAAATTGCAAGGATTAGAAGAAGCTATATCACTGGCGACAGATAAAGCACTAGAAGCTATAAATGATCCAACAAAAGGTATAGCTGCAAATATAGGTAAAATTAAAAGTAAAGTGTCTGGTGCATTAGACGAACTTAATAGTAAAATTTCTGATTTATCTAAACCAGAATCAAAAGTCGCTAAGAATATGCAAAAGGAATTTGAAGAATTATCCAAAAAATTAAATGATCCAGAATTTGGCAAAGAACTGAGTAGTGGAATAAAGTCTGCTGGTGATAAATTAAGTCAATTTTTAGGAGGCAATTTAGATGGTGCTTCTGCAGCTGGTCCAGACTTAACTAGTTCCATCAATAAAGCTTTAGGTAGTATAGATACAGGTGCGATACAATCTGGGTTGAGTAGTGATATAGGTAAAGCACAAAACTTTTTATCAGGGTCTGGTGATGGTTCATTGACAGGAGAACTATCAAAAGCTTTTGGTTCTAATATTGGAGATCTTGGCAATATTAGTAGTAAATTGACTGGTGGTACAAATGAGTTGGGTGGAATAAAAATTCCTAGTGTTAGTAGCACAGAAATTTTAAGTAAATATAATGCATCAAAACAAAAGGCAATAGCTGAGTTTGAAAAATTGTGGAGCCCTGCATTGGGGAAGACTGGCACAAGTGTAGATAAGCTTATGGGTGTATTGAATGATCCATCCAATACTTTAGAAATATGTAAATTATGTCCTAATGTAGATTTAGTCGAATCTGGAAAAGATGTTACTGGTGCACCAATATTTAAAGATATAATAAAGGGTATTCCATTAACAGTCCCTGAGACAGACGCAGTTAAAGAAAAAACACAAGTTGATGCTATTCCTAAAGAATATGTTGCAGTAGTAACAAAAATTAAACCAGTACAAGGTGATGCGGCTTCTATAGTTAAAAATGAATCTACTGCCACTGTTCTCAATAATGCAACCACAAAAAATAAAATTGTTGTTAAAAAGGCTCCTGTTGTTACAACCCCAACTGCTGATAAAAAAGAAACAGTAAGGTTTAATAAAAGAGTATATAAGTTACCAGATAAACTTATAGGAGAAGAAGTGACATTTACATTAACAATAAGCACAGTATCAGGGAATTTTGTTTGGTATGGGAGTTTAACTGGTGTTAGGGGTGAGGCGGACGCAGGTGGTATAACAGATCAAGGATTTTTAGAACCTGGAGTTGGTTTGCCAGAAACAGCTCCACAATTTTGGGAAATATATACGAGAAAGTGGAAAGAGAGACAGACTGCTCAAATTAAATCATTACAGAGTGAATTAAGTGAGTTAAAGGAATCTAATATATCAGAAGTAAAAAAATCCCCAAGCATGTCTAAAAATGCAAGAGTAGTTAAACTTCAGAATGCATTGATATTATTCAAAGAAGATGCTGCACTGGCATTTGACGGAAAATCATTAAAGAATCAACTAACAAAAAATAATGTTTATAAGCAGTATAGAACATCAAATTCAAGACTACAAGCAAGACAAAATCAATTAAGCACAAATCCAAAAATCGTATTTGTGCCTACTATAATAAGTGAAAGTAAATTTTGGCAAGAAGCAGAAGAAGATCCGACCGACCTAATAAACGCATTAGATGATTTAATACAATCATATGAAAGACGAATAAAATTTGTCCAAAAAAGAGCTGGGGTTACTCCAGTAAAAGAAGATGATATTGATAAAGAAATAAAGGGATTGAAAAAACAAATAGCTGATATAAAGCTTTTACAACCAGCGTATCCAATTGGTGAATAAATAAGACATAGAGGTAAATATGGCTACACGAGCAAATAGAGAAATATATAGTGATTTTAGAAATGATTTTGCAATACATCCTGTCAAAAAAGATATTCTAAAAAATACAAATGAAAATGCAGTAAAACAAAGTATAATGAATATATTACAAACCTCTCAAGGTGAAAGGTTATTTGAACCAACTTTTGGTGGAGATTTGAGAGCATATCTTTTTGAGAATGTTACACCACTAACTGAAAAATCAATACATAACGCAATAATATCAACAATACAAAATTACGAACCAAGAGCGGGTTTAATTGATGTAATTGTATCAGCAAATCCAGATCTGAATCATTATTCAGTATCAATTACATTTTATGTAATAAATAAAGAAGAACCAGTACAATTAGACTTCGTATTAGATAGGGTAAGATAATGCCAGCAAATTCCAGTTTAGATATTTTAAATTTAGATTTTGATACAATTAAAGTAAATCTAAAAACTTTTATGCGCTCTCAGGGTGCTTTTAAGGATTTAGACTATGAAGGATCAAATCTAAATGTATTAATTGATGTACTTGCGTATAATAGTTTTTATAATAATTTTTATACTAATATGTTAGCTAGTGAAATGTTTATAGATAGTGCTATTACCAGAGATGCTATAATCTCTCATGCTAAAGAATTAAATTATAATCCTAGAAGTTCAAGATCATCAGTAGCTCATATTGATGTGACTATTACACCAGATGATAATCCAGCAACTATTACTATACCTAAACATTTTCCTATATCATCATCAATAGATGGAAGAACATTTACTTTTCGCACAGAAGCCGCTCATGTAATAAAGCAGGACGCACTTGGGGATTATATTGCATCTAATGTCGCGTTTTATGAGGGTAAGCAGTTAACTGAATATTATACAATCACTGCTAATGGATCACAAAAATATAAACTCAGTAATAAAAATATAGACACAAGAAGTATTGAATTGACTGTTCGAGAATCCAACACTGTAACAACTAATACATCATGGAGAAAAGCAACAAGTTTATTTGGTGAAGGTGCAAGTTCAAATATATTTTTTGTAGCAGCGACGAGTGATGAAAAATGGGAAATACAATTTGGTGATAATATAGTAGGAAGAAAACCAGTTGCAGGAAATATTGCAGAAATACATTATAGAGTTGCTTCTAAAGAAATATCAAATAAAGCAACATCATTCACAACGACTACTAATGTAGATGGGTATAGTGATATATCACTTCTTACTAATATAGGATCAACCGGCGGTGCTAATATTGAATCATTAGAATCAATAAGATTTAACGCACCCAAAACATTTCAAATACAAGACAGAGCAGTTACACCTAACGATTATAAAATAATCGTGCAATCTGAATTTCCTGAAGTTCAATCAATAGCAGTATACGGTGGTGAAGAAGCCAACCCCCCAAAATATGGAAGGGTGATATTATCTGTTGATTTAACAGATGCTGATGGTATACCCGAATCTAAGAAGACACTAATAAAATCTTTTCTAGAACAAAGAACACCTGTTGGTATAAATGTTGATGTTGTTAGTCCTGATTTTACATATTTAAGTATATCCACAGATGTGAATTATAATATTAATACAACCAATGCTACACCTTCGCAAATAATAAGTATAGTGTCTAGTGCAATGACTACATTTGCAAATACAAATATTAATACATTTGAGAAACCATTGAGAAAATCTAAATTTATCTCGACTATAGATGAATCAAATTCTAATATATTGAGCAATAAAACTACCATTAAACCATATAAAAAAGTAGTTCCAACAATCAATTCATCTTTCACTGCTTCATATCGATTTCACAATAGTTTATTAATAGATGGAATATTGAGTTCTAACACCAGCATTAACACGCATTTACCTGCCGTAGAGAGCTCAAGTTTTACATATGACTCCGTTAGTGCATTTATTATTGACAACTCTGTTGGGTTTTTAAATATAGTAACGAATACGGGTGGTTTGTATCAAGTTTTAAATAGCAATATTGGCACTGTTGATTATAATGATGGTATTGTTAATATTAATGGATTAATTGTAGATAGTTATCAAGGTGATTCAATAAAATTAAAAGTTAGAACAGCAGAATCTGATATTAAAACAAATCAAAATACTATTCTCCAATTAAATGGTGATGATATAACAGTCAATGTAACACAAGAGCGTGCGTAATGGATGGCAATTTAAATATATCCAATTTTATTTCTGATCAATTTCCCGAAATATATCAATCGGAAGCTAAACCATTTGTAGCCTTTGTTACGGAATATTTTAAGTTTTTAGAAAGCAATAATCAAACAATAAATGTAAATAGATTATTATTGCAGAATAGAGATATTGATAATACAGTAGATAGTTTTCTAATACATTTTAAAAATACATACCTACAAAATTTACCCCTTAATACAAAAGTTGATACTAAATTTTTAGTTAAACATATCAAAGATTTATATACATCAAAAGGTTCATCAAGATCCTTTAAATTACTTTTTAGATTATTATTTGATGAGGAAATACAGGTTAAATATCCCAGTGAATCGTTATTTAAAGCATCTGAGTCTGATTATTACAAACCACAATATATTGAGACATCATATACTGATAAAGTATTAACATTTCAAGGCAAAGAAATTGTTGGATCTTCTAGCAATAGTAAAGCTTTTGTGGAATCAATATCAACAAGATTAATTAAGGGTAAAGAAATAATTGTACTAACATTATCCAATGTTAGAGGTTTATTTTTACTCAATGAATTAGTAACAAGTGATGGTGATGCCACTGATTGTCCTGTTATAACAGGATCATTAACAAGTATTGATCTTACAAACGGCGGACAAGATTTTAATATAGGTGATACATTTGATGTAGTATCATCTGAAGGCAAGGGTGGGCGAGCTAGAGTAACGGCTATTGAGAATGCAACAGGAAGAATAATTTTTGAGCTTGCGTCTTTAACATTTGCTACAACAGCTATTGATGGTGGGAGTGGGTATACACTTACTGACTCGTCAAATACTGGAGTAAGTGCAGCTACCGTTGAATATAATAACCTTACTAATAGTGATTCAAACATAACAGATTTTTTTAGATTTGAAACAATAAGACAACCAAATCAAACAGTAACATATTTGAATGGCGTTGATATATCCGATAATATAGAAGTAGGTGGATACATTAATGGAGCAAATTCCACTGGTGGTATTATAGCTAATGGAATAGTAGCCAGTACTTCGTTAGATGGGGCTAATGGTTCACTTGTAATTATAGTAAATACTGGCAATTTTAATGATTCATCGGATTTATATTTGGGTGGTGCACCTACAGTAAATGCTATAATTGATACTACAACAAATACACACATTACAGGTAATTTAGTAAACTCAAATACAACATATTTGGGTATTGCCGCTAATAATTTAGCGTACTATATAACTAATAATGCATTCGTTATAGGTGATAGTTCTAATAGTATAGCAGATATTATCTCTGCGGGGACAGGTCAGGGAGCAGATTTTAATATAGGAACTATTAGCAATACAGAAACAATATCGCTTTATACAGATTTTATAAATGATATTAATATTGCAAATCAAGCATATTTAGATGTAAAATTAGATGCAAGTAATTCTGGGATAGGATTTCTTGAATCAATTGTAGTTAACGATGGTGGTGCTGGATATAACAATTCTGATACTATATCATTTTCTGGTGGCAGTGCTACAACAAACGCTGCGGCGAATGTACAAACATATACTAATGGTACTATCAATACAATAACAGTAACCATTCCAGGAGGTGGATATTATTCCAATGGTGTTTCTTCTATAACAACATCTGGCGGTGTTGGTGCAAATATAAACCCCAATTTTGATTATGGGTATGGATTTCCAAAAGATAGACATGGTGATCTCAATACGATATTAGATAACATGTTGTCTTCAAATACATTTACAATTGGATCTATAAATTCATTAAGTGGAATTAATCCAGGAGAAAACTATAATTTAGCACCCTTTTCATTTGCATTCAATCCATATATAGCTGGATTTAATAGAAGAGATTTAGTACTAGAAATAAACAATGTATCTGGTGGGTTTATTGTTGGAGAATCAATAACTCAAGCTATACAACAATCTGGCATATCAATGAATATATTAGATCTTAATGGAAGTTTTACTACTGGCGAGGGTGTAACACAAACATCATCCAACGCTACTGGAGTGATTTCATATGCTAACTCCACTATAATTAATATTGCAAATACTAGTGGTGTGTTTACATCTGTTGATGCTATTACTGGATTTTCTAGTAACGCTACAGCTAATGTATCTTCTAATACATCAATAAATAATATATTTAATGCAAAAGGTATTGTTAAAAGTGCTAATGGTACACACATTATAATGAAAAGAACATCGTTTAATACATCATTTGAAGATAGTTTTAGTATTACTGGAGTTGATAGTAGTGCTACTGCTGATATATTATCTGTTATAGACGATGGTAATTCCAGAAGGATGGGAGATAATGCAGTTATAGGCACAACCGCTAGTACAGCAAACGGTGTTGCTACAAAAGTCGAAGTTATTGATAGTGGTTTTGGTTATATTAATAATGGTGATGTTACTTTATCAGGCAATTCTGATTTTGTTATAACGGGTACTTCTAATGTATTATATTATGGTGTTGGTACTGGTC